GAGAACGAGGCCACCTACTTCGACCAGCGCTATCAGCACGAACTCGATGCGTGGGACTCCGAGATCTTCGTCGACACCTCGATGGAGGGCATCGAAGCCAGCTACGAGAAGTCCTTCGGCGACATCGTCGATGAGCTGTTCGAACTGATGATGGAGGAAATGTTCCTCCGCGGAACCGGGACCGACAAACCGGTGCTCTAAATGGGGATCGTTGAGATCCTCATCATCATCGTCCTGATCCTGTTCGCTATCTACCTCTTTCAGCGGATCGCCTGATGGCCACCCGAGGCCGCAAACCCCGCAAGCGCGCCGCCGGTGCCGGTAGCGCGGTCAAGGTCAAGCCCCACCGCCGCACGCCGCGCGGCTCCAACCGCAACAAACCCGCGGTGATCGTCGCTGGCTACAAGCGCGGCAAGCCCAAGGGCAAGAAGAAAGCCAAGAAGAAATGATCTACGAGCAGCGGCACGTTGAAGATATTGTACGCCGCGCCGAAGAGGCCTACTTCGCGGCGGTCGGCAAGCCGATCCTCGTGCGCGTAGCGGAAACCGGGACCGGCACGAAGGAAGAACGACGCTTCCGCCCCTGCCAAGGCCACGAACGTCCCTGCGGCTGCCCTTGACAGATCTGCAATACTTGTAGAAACGTCGAAAGGAGCCTCGCCATGAAGCGCCCCCGCAACCTAGACCTGATCGCCGCCCGGCTTCGTCCCGGCGCCGGTCCGCACGGCGGCAGCGTCCGCGCGAAGAACCGCCGCGAGCGCAAGGCCGCGAAGCGAGCGCTGCGCGATGCCTAGCTACGAAAGGGACCCAAGCAAGAAGCCTCTCCCGAAGGACTTCCCCGATTGGGACGATGTCTATGCGCCGTCGAACTACGCGACGATCAACAAGACCCTGCGCCGCATCGCCGATCTCGGCGGCTGCGAGCTGGGCTTCAAGCATCGCGATCGCCCCACCACCTTCAACGTTCAGACGAGCGACGGTAAGACCGTGCCGCTGACCGAGGAACTCTGTACCTGCTCGGAGCGCGCGACCTTCAGCCTTCCCCTGCGTATGGCGAAGAAAGAAGAGGAGCCGGAAGTCGTCGGTTGCGTCGTCTGCGACGCCGCGAACCTCTGGCCGAGGCTGGGGCTAGCATGAGCAATTCGTACTACGTTATAGATACTGGTGCCGAGCAGCGGTATAGTGACGGCGCTGACCGACTGGCGGCCTACAAGGTTAAGGCGAATGACCGCCAGGAGGCGGCCTACAAGATCGCGACGAAGTTTACAAACGGGCGCCCCACAACGCTCAAAGTAATACCGCTGCATAGCAACGACTTTATAGACTTCTGGTCCGAGATAACGGTGTCGTGAAGATCGTAGCTACCGCAGACCTACCGTTCGACGAGTTCGAGCTATGAACCCCCTAGCCCAATTTCTAGTAGCGGCCGCGATCATCCTCGCGGTGTTCGCGCAGCCGATCGCGTGTGTCGCTTTGTTCGTTGTGGCGCTCATCGTTCACGCCTCACCGGCGCTCAAATAGGGCGGGTCCGGGTGATACCCTGTGAAGGGTGAAGCTCGAAGCACCGTACCAACTTGACTTTGTCCTAGAGAGGAAGGCCGAGACCGGCGAGACCGACGACGGCTCCGTCTGGATTCAGGGCTACGCTAGCGACTTCGGCCTGGACCGTCAGGACGAGGCGTTCGAGCCGGACGCCTTCAAGAAGGGGATGTCGGAGTTTATGAAGAACCCCGTCGTCCTCTACCATCACAAGATGGACCAGGCGCTCGGCCAGGTTACCGAATTCGACCACCGCCCAGAGGGACTTTGGATCAAAGCGCGCCTCGACCAGGCCGAGCCGGGAACCCCGACCGCGGACATCATTCGCAAGGTACAGTCCGGCACGATCCGGGGTATGTCGGTCGGCGGGCGCTTCCACCGGCGTAAAGGCCCCGACGGCAAGCCGCGCATCTACCGCGCCGAGATCGCCGAGCTGAGTCTTACCCCAATGCCTGTCAATCCGCGCACCCTTCTGGCGGTCGCCGGAAAGGCCTTCGAAGATGATCGGCTAGAGAGCGATGACCCCAACGCGGTCGATCTGAAGGGGCTGCATGAGCGCTTGAGTAGGCTCAGCGAGGCTTTCGACCGCGTTGGTGCCAAGCTTGAGGGCAAGGCTGACCTCAGCGCGGCGGGACGCAAGAAATCTGCGAAGTCCGGGCACGCGATGCCCGATGGATCATACCCTATCGAGGACGTAGAGGACTTGAGGAAAGCGATCAAAGCGTACGGTAGGGCGAAGAACACCAGCGCCGTGAAGGCGCACATCATCAGGCGCGCTAAGGCGCTCGGGCGTACCGACCTACTGCCCGACGGCTGGCTGTAACTCCACTCCTGAAGCCAGATTACTCGGAAGTCGGGACGGTGTTGTACAGTTTTCACCATGCCCGACAGCACAGAGCAGACCGAGAACCCCCTCGCACAGATCGAGGAGCAGATCGACGAGATCCAGAGCAAGGCCGACGCCACTCTGGAGAAGATTGAGGCCGCGACCTCCGACGAGGACCGCGAGGCGCTCAAGACCGACGTTAAGTCGCTCCAGGATTCGATCGACGTTCTCAACACAGAGCGCGAGGCCAAGATCGCTGAGGTCGAAAAGGACCAGATGCAGTCTGACATCAAGTCGCTCACCGAGGCTCTCGACGCCGCACGTAAGTCCCCGACCGGGTACGGCTTCAACACCGCCACCGGTGAGGAGGAGACCGGCGAGGGCAAGGCTTCCGATGACATCTACGGTCCCAAGGGCGAGCACAGCTTCTGGGTCGACGTAAAGGCCGCACAGAGCGGTTCCCCGGCAGCGCGCGAGCGTCTGTACGAGGGTAAGGCGATGACCGAGGGTACCGACTCCGCCGGTGGCTTCCTGGTTCCGCCAGAGATTTCCGCCGAGCTTCTACGCCTCCGCGACGCCGGTGGCGTTCTGCGCGGGCTTATCCCTTCGCAGGGAATCACCGTTGACGAGCTGCGAATCGCCGCCGTCGACAACGGACTCGCCGTAGCGTGGACCGCCGAGCTGGCAGAGAAGATCCAGTCCGAGTTCACCTTCAGCGAGCTGAGCGCTAACGTCTTCACCGCTGCCGGTCTGGCCGTCGTTTCGAACCAGCTTCTGGCAGACTCGAAGTTCTCTCTCGACCAGATGATCTCCGCAGACCTCGCGAAGCGCTTCGTTTCGCTGGAGGAGCAGGCCTTCCTGAATGGCTCGGGAACCGGCCAGCCACGCGGAATCCGCCAGACCGCTGGTGTCGAGTCGATCGCCATCAAATCGAAAGACGCCAAGAAAATCGTCGATGCGATTGTCGATGCGGTAACCAAAATTTACTCGGACTACTTCGGAGCGCCCGACGCGATCGTCATGCACCCGCGTACATGGGGCTTCCTGGTCAAGGCCCGCGAGGAAGGAACCCCTGGTTCCTACGTCCTCGGGCCGCCCAGCACCGTCTACGGCCGTAATCCGTCCGACGCCCTCCCAGGGTTCGGAAGCGGCGCTCTGCCCCGCGGCGAGCTGTACGGCCTCCCGGTCTACACTTCCCCCAACGTCCCAACCACACTGGGAACCAACAAAAACGAGAGCTGCATCTTCGTCGCTAACTGGAGCGAGGGTCTGATCCTCGACCGCGAGGGAATCACGACCGCCCAGAGCGAGCATGTATTCTTCACCAGCAACCAGACCGTGTTCCGTTCAGAGGAGCGCGTAGGATTCACCGCCGCCCGCTACCCCGACGCCTTCAAGGTCATCGAAGGCGAAGGACTGGAAACGATCTAAGGAGAGACCATGAGCGACACACCGACATACCCGCAGAACACCGTAGTGACCGACGTTAGCGACGTTGATACCGTCCTGGCGATCACGGTCAAAGCTACGAAAGGTAACTTCAAGGTCATCGTCGAAGGCGACGAAACCGGTAACGTTAAATACAACGCTACCGCGGAAGAACTTCAGACCGCCCTCAACAAACTGGGCGCGATCGACACTGGCGACGTTGTCGTAACCGGTGGACCCGGCGATGCGACAGGAACGAAACCATACGTCCTCAGCTTCGGTGGCCAGTACACCGGCGCTAACTCGCCAACCGTCACAACCGATGTAAGCGGACTGGAAGAAGGTACGAAAACCGCCGCGGTCACAACAACGACCGCTGGCGCTTCGGTCAACCCCGACGCCGTCCAGCGCGGAACCGGCCTCGCCGACCGCACCGAAGAGACTTCGCCTCTCACCGGAAAATCCCCGGTGACCTACCGTAGCGAACACGCTTCCGACTACGGCGACTGAGAAAGTCCCCTCCACAGACAACCAACGCCCGGTCGCTGAGGGGTCCGCGGCCGGGCATCTTCGTGTGGTAGACTTGCTTAACCGTGTCTGACGATTCCGCCAAGCCAGAGATTCACGTTCGTCCCTACGAGGATGGTTCGTGGGCCTTCTACCGCTCCGACGAAACTCCCAAACCGTTCGGCGAGATCGAGACGCGCGCCGAGGCAATCAAGGCCGCGCGAGAGTTCAATGGACGCAAGCCCGTAACCGTTACCGACGCAGACGGAAACGCCGTCGGTAACGCCGAGCTACCGGGGCGACTCCGCATCGTACTGCTCCGCAAGGACGGCAGCGAGTACGGCGAGCTAGACGCCGCCGCATCGGCTCCGGGCACACCAACCCAGGTAATCAACCTGACACCAGCGACCGACTCCAACGACGCCGAGAGCGTAGAGGTAACGCATGGCTAACTATGTCCTGAACAAAGGCAAGGGTCGCGTGGTCGAGCTGTTCCGTCGCGTTGACGAAAATGAACCTACCAACTCTGCGATCATCCTCGTGCCGGTAAAAGTATCCGACACCGAGGCCAACGTGCAGGACTTCGACAGCCTAGAAGCGGTACTCGCCGGAACGATCGACGAGCAGACGGAAGGTTGGTCGCGCAAGACGTTGACCGACGCCGATCTATCGGGAACTCAGTACAACGAGGACGACACGAACAACCGCGGCCAGGCTTCGATCCCCGCCGTGAAATGGACCGCCCCGACCTCCGGTAAAAACACCACCGGCGTTCTGATCTGTTACGACTCCGACACGACCGGCGGCACCGACGCCAACATCCTCGTGCTGGAGCATCTCGACTTCGCAGTTACCGCCGACGGTAACGACGTTGAAGCCAACGCGGGCGAAGTATTCCGGGCATCGTAATGCGTAGGCCACGCCTGATTTTGGCGGTCGCCCTAGCGGTGTTCGCGGTCGGCGCGCCAGCGCACGCCGACACCCAGGCCACGATCAACAAGCTTAACGGAGCGCTTACCGAACTCGCCAAGGTAAAGGTCAACGACAGGAAATCTAATGAAGCGCTAGCAGCAGGAAAGCAAGATGTGCGTGATGCCCGTGCCGAACTAGAAGGCACTCTTACTCCCCCGGACACAACACCGCCGGACACCTTCATCTCGGCCTCGCCTCCGACTAGCACCGAATCGACCAGCGCTAGCTTCAGTTTCTCGGCCAGTGAGCAGAGTACCTTCGCGTGTAGCCTCGACGTATCTACCTACACCGCTTGTACCTCGCCCAAGGCATACTCTGGCCTCGCGATCGGGACGCACACATTCTCGGTGCGGGCTACCGACGCTGCCGGGAACGTCGATTCTAGCCCAGCCAGCTTCACTTGGTCAATCACAGAACCGCCGCCGGTTGAAGAACCGCCTACGAACACCTTCTATATTCGTGACGGGGGAACTTCCTCTTCGTGCGCAGATTGGACGGCCGCCTGCGATGCGCTGCCGAGTACGCTAGTTCGCGGAGCTACATATTTCATCGCGGGAGGGACTTACCCTGGTCGTACATTCAATACGGCCGGTAGCGAAGTCATTACAATCAAAGGCGCTACAAACGCTGACCACGGAACTAGCGTTGGATGGCAGTCTAATTATGGCGTGGATACTACTCAGGCCGTGTGGACATCTAGTTTGACGTTCGGAACTAGCGGGTGGAGTTTCGATGGATCTATTGGACCTATATGGTCTAAAGAAACCGCTAAATATGGCTTCAAAATCAACCCAGTCAACTACGCAGTTAGTGTTTTCAATACCAGCGCCGCGATCTCTAATATCACGCTGTCGCATATCGCCGCAACAGCTCCTAGCGGAGACACAGAAAAGTTCTTCCTTCGTACGAACAACGAAACGAAGTCGGTCAACAACGTGACCCTCAGCCACTCGCTGCTTGACGGCTGGGAGAATACGGTCTGGGCGACCTCTCCGGGCCTGCCTATGGAAAACTGGGTCGTTGAGTACAACGCCATCCTCCACGGCTACTCCTCGGCCAACTACCACGGCGAGTTCCTGAACAACAACTACGGGAAGCTCGGTCTGACCGCCCGCTACAACCTATTTGAAGGCCAGGAAAGCGGGACGGGCTGCATCGTGGTCCTGAACGGCCCCGCGCTGCCCTATTACATCTACGGCAACCTGTTCAAGAACGTCAAGGGCGGCGACGGCTGCATCACGGGCGTCCATTACCCGCTCTCCGGTGCGGTCTACAACAACACCTTCGACACGGTGGACAACGGCTACGGGAACGGGGTCTGGATCGGCCACGATGTCTCGGCCGATGTCTACAATAACCTCGTCACGAACTCGGTCGCGGGGATCGGCGCGAACTTCAAAGGCGCCATCGACTACAACGCCTTCATCAACACCACTGGCTCGCACCCCACAGAAGCCCACGGCTTCTCGG